GTCTTTGGCGTTATTAATTTTAGTAAAAATTTCATGTACAGTTTCGCCTCTAGCACCTGAAGTGTTTGACATAGCTGACATAGCTTTTCTACTAATTAGATTTGGATTTTGTTGTTGTTCGGCCATTATTTACTCCATATATATGTTATCAGAAATCACTAATATTCTCAATCATTGACTTCAATTTATTTTCTATAAAGTAAGGCAACAGGAGCGACCTGTCTGGTACTTTATAGCTTCTAAATGTATTTATAATGTTATTTTCTATCGTTAAAGGTATTTGAGATAGATCAATTAACTTCTTATTTCTATTAAAGTTCTTTTTGGTTTCTGAACCTAATGGTATATTTTCTACATTTGACCACTCTTCCAATCTTTGTTTTGTAATAGGTTTTTGTCTTTCACCTGTTACAAACACATCATCTGGACTTAATATATTTGGTACACCATCTGATCTATCACCTTTAATAATTTGTTCTCTTAAAAACTTAATTGGGTCTTCTTGTTCACCAATATAGGCCTTTAAAAACGGTGACCATTGGTACACATCACCATAATGTTGTAATTGTATAAAATCTTTATCGCCTGAAATAATTAAATATTTGTCTTCTTCTCTTAACTTACAAAGTATTGCTATAATATCATCTGCTTCAGCGTTCTCAACATACATTACCACATAAGGAAAACTTTTAGCAATCTCATTTTTAATTTCTGTAATTATTTTAAATATATTATCCCAATCAAATGGTCCATCTAATCTACTTTGTTTTCTACTATACTTGTAATTAGGAAAGAAATCTCTACGCCAAGGATTGCCGGCGTCTGAACATAATACCATTGTACCATATTCTTCTTTAAATTTAACATTGAAACCTCTTAAAGAATTTAAGACCATATGTCTAATCATTTCTTTATTTGGTTTTACATCACCCTTACCTCTTACCTGAGCCATAAGGTTTGATATTAAAACTTGGTTTAGATCAACTAATATCATTTAAATATTTCTTTTTGTACCAACTATAAAATTGTTTATCACCAAAGTATTCTACAACATGACTTGCTGGTACTTGGTCACTTCTAATACAATCAGCAACCTCTTGGTATTCTGTTCTATCAATCTTTAATTGTTTTTGTGGTTTCATTTTAGCTAAAGTCATAAGGTGTCTTTTTCTTTTTATCGGCTTCAATTTGTTCAATGTTTTTTCTATGTCTTTCATACAGCAAATAAGCAATTGTAAAACCTACAACTGTTAATATTGTTCCTATAAAAAATAAACCTAATCCGTGAGCAAATGTCATTGTATTACTGGTGGCGATTTCTCGCCACCAATATGTATATTTAAATTAAGCGTCAATAGAAGCTACTGTTGCTTTTGTAGGAGCAACAATGCTAGCATTGTCGTATTTAAAAGGTGTACCATATAAAGCTTTGATACCTGCTGAGATAATTGCTCTCGTTGGTGTACCAATTCTGTACACGTGGTTACCTTTTACTTTTGAACCGTAGATCATATAACCTTCAGCTCTTAAAGTATCAACCATAGCTCTTGGTGATTTAAGACCAAACTTTGTGTTTAAAGTCTTCCATGCGATTGATTGACCTCTTAATAAAGCATTAAGAATTTGTTGTTTTTTTGACAATTTCTTTCTGCCTCTATTTTCTGTTTTTTTATTTAAACCAAACATAATTTTCTCCTTTTATCAATTGGTTAGTTAATACTATTTTACAACCTGTTAAGGCGATTCTCGTAAGAATTTTGTTAATCATCTAAATTTTCTCCATCAAACATACCATTTAGATCATCTAATTCGTCTTTAAATTCGTTGCTTAAAGGTTTATGACTTTTAACCTTTACTTCTAAAACTTTTGTGTAATCAATCTTAGCAGACTTCTCGCCTTTTTTATTGATGTTTATTGTAACAAGTTTATCTGATAATTCCTGTGTAGGGTGTTTCATATTAAAATCTCTATAGATTAAACCTCTAATCATATCAACTAATATGGCTAAATCTTTAGTAAAGTTATAACCATCTGTTTTGATTGAAAGATCATATAGTTGTCTTAATAAATTCATACTAATATCATCAACAGCCGTTTCTACAAATTGCTTTGTTTGTTGATCTCGTAACTTTTTGGCCGCCTTTTCATCTTTTGGAGGACCAGATGTTGACTTTTCAACAATACGGTTTGTTGGAAATTGTATGATATTATCATCAGCCACTATATAATTTCACCCTTAAAGTTTACTTTACCCATGTCAGCAAAATACTCTACTAGTTGATTATAACCACCGACTAATTGACCATCAATCTTTATTTGTGGCATAGTTCTTACTTGTTTACCAATGTCTTCTAACATGGCTTGAGGAGAGTCAAACTCTTCCATCTTTTTTTCTGTATATTCATAACCAAGTGTCTTAACTAAATGTTTAGCCTTGTTACAAAATGTACAGTTTTGTTTACTGTATATTATTATTTCCATCATCTTTACCTATTAAGTTTTCGTAAGCAATTTGTGCTTTTTCTTTTACATTATAAGCGTCAACAGCTTCAGAGATTGTGAAATTATACATCTTGTTAAATTCACCCATTGGTAATCTTAAACCAATCCAAGCTCTGTAGTATTTTTGTTTTGTGATTGTTACATCTTTAGCAAAGATTTCATAACCTCTAACTGGTGTATCTTTAATTAAATTTACAATTGTAGATTCAACTTCCGATACCGTTGTCTTGTTATTATTCTTTCCTAATTCAGTAATGAATTGTTTACTAGACTTATTCATTTCGCCTTTGATAATGTCAGCAAGTTCAGCTTTCGCAATCATCATACCTTTTTCTATTGCTAGATTAAGGTCTGGTGATACTGCTGTACCAACACCAAAGATACACATTTTATCTTTGTCTTTACCAAACGTTGGTGTATCACACGCTTTCTTTTCAGAAAAGTCAGCCATATACCATTTTGGTACTGTATTTAAAACTTTTCCTTTCTCATTTTTCATCTTATAAGTTGCTGAACAGTTAGCCACTAAAAGGCCTGCTACTACAACTGATACTAGTTTTATCACTTTATTCATAATTAATTAACCTCACTTTTTATAGTATATACTATTTCTTGTAATTTGTCAAGTCCGAAAGAAATATGTTCTAAAAACTCACTTCCAGACATTCCAGTTACAATAACTAGTATTAGTGAGAGTATGATTATATTCTTAATCATTGTACCTCCCATTCACCATTTATTTTTAAACACGTCTTTCCTGGTGTTTTAAAGGCGTGTCCTGACCGACTATAATATCGGCAATATTCTGGAGCTGAAACGTCCCTATAGTAAAATTGAGCAAATAACTCCCAATAACCTGGTGTGTCAATACCCTTTTTACCATCAGCACACTCCAAAATTTCTTCTTTCATAATATCATCACCTTTTTGTTTGATGATGACTTTAACAAAACAATATTGACCATCAGTTTTTTCAGGCGATATTGTTTTAATTTTACTATGTAATATTTGTTCACCTGAAAATGCTATACTTACAAGACCAGGTATTAAAAGTAAAACCAAAAATATTAAAAATAAAGTTCTTTTTTTATTCATCTTTTTTCAATCCACTGTCCATCTGGTAGTTGACACGCTGTACCAAACACCATTTTTCTATTTACACCACCAACACCAATCAATGGCCAATTGTTTGTAATATCTACTGTAGCGTCATAGTCTTTACATTTAATAGGACCTTTTTGATAGGTACTATAAGTTTTTATAATGCCAGAATTTCCTGTTTTTGAATTGAACCAATTTGTATATGATGAACCTGTAGGACTTGTATTTAAATGATCTACAAATACAGCGTTGTGTACATCATAATCTGAATTATACATAATTTCAGCTCCAGCAAAAGCGCCTGTCACAGCACAAGTAGCTATTACATATGGATTATCCACACCCATAGAAACACAGGCACCAGTTGTGGTAGTAGAACCTAATACAGCCCCTGTTTGAGACCTATTCATTGTACAGTTAGTTAAAAATAAACTAACTAGTAAAATCCAAACCAGCTTCTCTAATTTCATTACAAACTTTCTGACTATCAACACTTTTTATTATATAAAAGTCTTCATTATTATCTACCACATATTGGTTCATATTTTTAGACATCCAAAAAGTATGGCCTTGAGCCGATACTGGTCTAATTAATGTTGTACCATCATTAGCACTTGTACATACAAAATCTTTAATCATTGTTTT